GGAAACTATGTCAATAATGAGAATATCACACTAAGTAGTGTTGTAGTAGGAGAAGTTATTTCTTGGAATCCAACTACTAGAAATCTTAAAATTAGAGACAACACTAAGACACTTGTTGCTGGGGATACACTAGTTGGTGCATCAGGAGCTGCTTCTCATGTGGTTAACAGCATCCTAGATGTCATGACCATGGGTAATGATGGAAGTGCAGATAACTTAGATTTTGAAACTAAAGCAGATAATTACCTAGACTTTAGTGAAACAAACCCATTTGGTGAGGTTACATAGTGTTATATAAAATAATTGCAGAAACAATTGGAATCGATCAAGACAGTATAACAGACGCGTCAGACATTGTCAAGGATTTGGGTGCAGACTCATTAAACATCGTAGAAATCATCATGGCTTGTGAAAATGAATATGACATGGATATGCCTGATGAAGATGTAGAAGACATATTTACAGTTGGTCAGTTACAGCAATATATTAAGGAAAATTCGTAATGTTTGGCACTCATTTTTATCATGAAACAATCAAGAGAAGTGTATCAATTTTCGGTACACTGTTCAATAATATCACCATTAAGAAGACAAAATCGGATGGTACAGTACTAGCTCAACAAATAGTACCCATATCTTACGGCCCTAAACAACGATGGTTAGCAAGACTTAATGAAGAAGCAAACCTAACTGATGGTAACAGAAGTGCAATCAGTTTACCTAGAATGGCATTTGAGATCACTGGATTTGAATATGATGCACCTAGACAACAGAACAAACTAATCCGTACTACTAAAAGTACACTAGAAACTGCAGATACAGGTAAACGAGGATTTCAGTATGCTCCAGCACCGTATACTATAAACTTTTCTTTAAGTGTTCTAGCAAAAAATGCTAATGACGGACTTCAAATTGTAGAACAGATTCTACCATACTTTCAACCCGAATACACGGTTTCTATGAAAATAGTAGACTCAATGACGGAAGTTCGAGACGTTCCTATTACACTTATTAATGTATCAATGGAAGATACTTACGAAGGTGAGTTCACGGAAAGACGAGTCATCGAACATAAATTAGATTTTTCAATGAAGATATACTTCTTTGGCCCAGTTTACACTGGTGAAATCATTAAGAATGTTATTGAAAGAACATACATTAATCCTGATGTTACTAAAGGGTTTACAACAACTCAGATACAAGAGTCAGGACTTATCAAGGAAGTTAAACACTACGAGCCTGCATTCGGAGAGATTGCAAATGCACAGTCCTCATCCACAAATGTAGTGTTTGCAACTGCAATAAATAGTAAGATAAGTGTTGCAGACGAGGTATTTGATACAGGGAATGCCACTAACCCAACGATTACAGCAATTGCGGCGGATAAACTAAGTATTACACTTAGTGCAGCAATTACACTGGCACATACAAAAACACTTAAGTTTGTAGGTTCAGTGAACCCAACCGACACCTTTGTAGTTGCTGAAACGGTAAACTTTTATGATGACGGTACTGGTTCAACATTTGCAGATGCACCTGAATAATCATACCAATGCGAGTAAATTATGGCAAAAGATATAGATTCTAAGTTGGATGATATCCTAGATATCGGAACCAATATTCAAAAAGAGACCAAAGTGGTAAAACTGCCAGCTCGGCAGGACTCAATGGACTCAGACTATAGGTATGGTCGTGAAACCCTCTACAACCTCGTTGAGAGAGGTCAGGATGCCATTGACGGCATACTCGACCTATGCAAAGAAACCGAACACCCAAGGGCATATGAAGTTGCTGGACAGTTAATAAAAACTGTTGGTGATACTGCAGAAAAACTCTTAGATTTACAAAAAAAGATCAAAGAATTAGAAAAAGACGATGATGGAATTAAGACCCAACACAATCATTTGTATGTGGGTTCCACTTCAGAGTTGCAGAAATACCTAAAGAAGAATAAAAAGTAATGACTGATTCAAAAAATGAAGGATATCTCGGTAACAATCTAATTAAAAGAGCTGGTGTAGAAATCCAGTACTCTAAAGATCAATTGAATGAGTACATGAAGTGTTCAGAGAATCCAACTCATTTCATCGAGAACTACACACAGGTTATCTCATTGGATGAGGGAATGGTTCCGTTTAAACTTCGTGGTTATCAAAATAGACTAATTGAACACTATGACACAAACCGATTCAATGTAGTACTTGCATCAAGACAGTCAGGTAAATCCATTACATCTTGTGCATACCTTGTATGGTATCTGTTATTTCACCCCGAAGTTACAGTAGCTATCCTTGCAAACAAAGGTGCAATCGCAAGAGAAATGGTCTCTCGTATTGTCACCATGTTAGAGTCAGTACCTTTCTTCTTGCAGCCTGGCGTTAAGATTTTAAACAAAGGTTCAATCGAATTTGCAAATGATAGTCGCCTAGTTGCAGCTGCAACATCATCAAGTTCTATTCGTGGTCTTTCAATTAACTTACTATACCTCGATGAGTTTGCATTCGTAGAAAATGCAGAAGAATTCTATACTGCAACATATCCAGTGGTAACATCAGGTAAAAACTCAAAGGTCATAATTACCTCGACTGCTAATGGTGTTGGTAATATGTTCTACAAGATATATGAAAGTGCAGTTCAGAAACAATCAGAGTACAAACCGTTTACAATTAGTTGGAATGATGTGCCTGGCCGTGATGCAAAATGGAAAAAAGAAACCATCGCAAACACTTCTGAGACTCAGTTTGAACAAGAGTATGGTAACAGTTTCTTAGGAACAGGTAATACACTTATTAGTAGTGCGTGTCTATTAGGAATGAGGACAATAGATGCAGAGTGGGGAAAGGAAGACTTCTCCATGTACAAAAGGCCAGTTGACGATCACACCTATATATGTACAGTAGATGTTGCAAAGGGTCGGGGAATGGATTTCTCAACCTTCACAATATTTGATATATCCACTACACCCTTTACACAGGTTGCAGTGTATAGAAACAGTATGATATCCCCTATGCTGTTTCCTGATATCATAAATAAGTATGCAAGTGCATACAACAAGGCACTAGTTATTGTAGAAAATAACGCAGAAGGTGCCATGGTAGCAAATCAACTACACTGGGATATTGAGTACGATAATGTATTTGTTCAGGGAGTCATCAAGGCAGAAGATATTGGTGTTACCATGAACAAGAAGATTAAAAGGATCGGTTGTTCTACCCTAAAGGAACTGTTAGAAGAGAATAGATTGCAGTTAGTAGACAGACATACGGTCACTGAACTTATGACATTCATAAATAAAGGTATGTCATTTGAAGCTGCAAAAGGTTATCATGATGATTTAGTTATGAACTGCGTGTTGTTCAGTTGGTTTGTTACCACAGAATATTTTCACCATCTCACTAATCATCAGATAAAAGACCTTTTGTATGCAGAACAACAGAAATTGATAGAACAAGATTTATTACCAGCTGGAATCTTTGGTGACCCCAGTAACAGTCCCGAACAAACCTCTTTTGTAGAGGGCGGTGACAGATGGTATATAAAGGATATAAATTAGAATAATTAAGAATGTATATAGGTTGTTAGATTAGATATTGTTATAAATAAAACAGTAAACAACAACTTTTTACATTAACAGGAGAAAAGTATGGCATTTCAAGTATCACCCGGCGTTCAGGTCAACGAGATTGATCTAACCAATGTGGTGCCAGCGGTATCAACCACAACTGGTGCATTCGCGGGTTCATTTCAATGGGGCCCTGTTGATGAAGTAATAACAGTTTCAGACGCAAAGGGTTTAGTAAATAATTTCGGAGAACCAGCAAACACAAATGCTAGTGCTGAAGATTTTTACACAGCAGAATCCTTTTTAAAGTATGGTTCCTCACTAAGAGTAGTAAGATTAAATACTAACTCTCTTAAAAGTGCTAACGCATCAGGTGGATCAGCTTTACTAAAGAACGGAACCGACTACCAATCAACTTACCAATCAGGTGGACAAGCAGGCACAGTTGGTAAATTCATATCTAAATATGCAGGCGCAAAAGGAAACTCACTTAAAGTTTCTGTATGTGCATCAACACTTGGATATTACGAAGCAGCGGCATCTACTACAGGTGCAAACGCAGCTATTGGAGACACTACTATTACAGTGGCAGCTTCAAATCTATTCATAGTAAGGGATGTAATCACCTTTGCTGGACACACAACAGAGTATAGAGTATTAACTCTTCCTTCTTCAACAACAATCACAATTGAAGCATTAGGACAACCTGCTAACACAGGTTTAACTACAGCAGTAGCAAGTGGTATCAATGTCAATAGACATTGGGAACATCATGCACTATTCAGCAAGACACCCGCGTCCTCTCACTCAGCAACAGCTGGTGGAGCAGGGCAAGACGAGATTCATGTTGTTATTTCAGACGAAGATGGTGTATTTTCAGGTGTTAAGCACACAGTATTGGAATCATTTGGATTTCTATCATGTGCATCAGATTCTAAAGACGCACAAGGTGCTTCTAACTACTACAAAACTGTATTAGAAACACAATCAGCATATGTGTATTGGTCTGGCCACTCAACTGGGATGTTAGCATCGGCAGGGGAAACTAGAACAATAGCACAATCAGTTGGTACTCCATTTGGAAGACCTAGTCTACCTGAAGCATCACCCCTTAGTGGTGGTATAGATGGAAGATCACCTGTAGCAGGTGACCTCACAACAGCATGGACAACACACTTTGGTGATGCAGACACAGTAGATATATCTTTCTTGATCGTTGGTTCAACTAGAACTGATAATGGATCAGGTGTAGATCAAGATTTAGTGGCTGATTGGACAACACAAGTAAACCAAGCAATCCTACTTGCAGAGGCAAGAAAGGACTGTATGGTTATAGCATCCCCTAGAAGGGCAGATGTTGTAGATGTTGCATCAGAATCAACACAGTCATCAAATGTTAAAACAACAGTAGATACAGCAACTTCAAGTTCTTATGCAGTCCTAGACTCAACTTGGGTTTATCAGTACGATAGATTCAACGACAGATATATTTGGGTTCCTGCAAACGGACACACAGCTGGTATTATGGCAAGATCAGACCTTCAAAGAGATGCATGGATTTCTCCAGCAGGATTCTCTAGAGGACAGTATATGGGTATAACTAAGGTTGCATTCAATCCTAAACAAGCATCTAGAGATGACTTGTATAGAGCAAGAGTCAATCCAGTTACAACATTCCCTGGCCAAGGTACAGTATTGTTTGGAGACAAGACAGCATTATCTACTCCATCAGCATTCGATAGAATCAATGTACGAAGATTATTCATAGTCTTAGAGAAAGCAATAGCAACAGCGGCGAAAGCACAATTGTTTGAATATAATGATTCATTTACAAGAGCGCAATTCAGAGCGGCAATAGAACCTTTCCTAAGAGATGTGAAAAATAGAAGGGGACTAGTAGACTTCTCAGTAATTTGTGATGAAACAAATAACACTGATAGTGTAATGGATAGGAATGAATTCGTTTGTTCTATCTTCGTTAAACCTGCTCGTTCAATCAACTATATAACCTTGAACTTTGTAGCAGCACGAAGTGGTGTTCAGTTCGAAGAAATTTATTCAGCAGTTTAACAGGAGTATTATAAATGTCAACAATAGATCAATTTAAAGCACAATTAATCGGTGGTGGGCCAAGAGCCAACAGGTTCAGGGTCTTTCTTCCTCGTGCAGGCAACAAAATTGAACTGCTTGCAAAAGGTGCTTCAATCCCAGCAGCTACACTCGGTGAAGTTCCAGTTCCATTTAAAGGAACTGTATTAAAACTTGCAGGGGACAGGACTTTTGCAGACTGGTCAGTAACAATAATCAATGACAATGAATTCTCAGCAAGAACTGCACTAGAACAATGGCAGGGTGAGATTCAGGGTTACGGTGTAACGACTGGAAGTTCTACAACAGACTACTTGTTATCAAGAGCGTTTGTAGAGCAATTAGGTAAAGATGACTCTATCCTTGCGAGATATGAATTTTTCAACATTTTCCCCAAAGAGATCGCTGAGATCGCATTGTCTTACGAGACAACTGATGCTTTGGAAGAATTTGCTGTAACATTCTCTTATTCTCACTGGGAAAGAGTAATTTAAGTAGTTTTTAACGTGAAAGTAGCACTTCAGAGGTGTTATAAATAATAGTATGGATATATTTGGATACGAAATAACTCGTAAAAAAGACGAGTTGCGAGCTCAAGAGGTGAAGAAGGCTAAGTCTTTCGTCCCTCAAGTTGACGATGATGGCACACCTGTCATTAATCAACAAGCTGGTTATATCGCAGGCGGTGCTTATGGTGCCTATGTGGACATGGAAGGTAATATCAAGAATGAGGTTGAACTTATTCGAAGATATAGAGAAACCTCACTTGTTCCCGAATGTGATGCAGCCATCGAAGATATAGTGAATGAGTGTATCACTTCGGATAGTGCCGATAGGATAGTAACACTCGACCTCAGAGATGTGAAACTCTCTGATAGCATCAAGAAAAAGATGCAAGACGAGTTTTACACCATCTTATCAATGATGAAGTTCAATCAGAACTCTCATGAAATATTCCGAAAATGGTACGTTGATGGAAGAGTATACTTCCACAAGGTAGTTGACAGCTCACGACTAAAACAGGGAATTATTGATATACGAAATGTTGACCCTCTTAAAATTAAGAAGGTTAGAAACATTGAGACAGAAAAAGTTAAGGGTATCGATACCGTAACGAAAACTGAAGAGTTTTACATCTTCAATGATAAAGGTTTCGATAAAACTGGTACTCAGGATGGTACGACAGTTAGAATTGCTCCCGAAGCAGTAACATATACTACTTCAGGATTATTAGATTTTAACAAGAATGCAGTCATTGGATACTTGCATAAAGCATTGAAAACTGCAAATCAGTTATCAATGATGGAAGATGCACTGGTAATCTATAGATTATCTAGAGCTCCTGAAAGAAGAATATTCTACATTGATGTAGGTAATCTTCCAAAGGCTAAAGCAGAACAATACCTTGCAGAGGTAATGAACAAGTATAAAAATAAACTTGTTTACAATGCTGACACAGGGGAGATCAAAGATGATCGAAAACATATGAGTATGTTAGAAGATTTTTGGTTACCTAGAAGAGAGGGTGGTAGAGGAACAGAAATTACCACATTGCCAGGCGGACAAAACCTTGCAGAAATTGATGACGTAGAATACTTCAAGAAGAAGTTATACCAATCATTAAATGTTCCTAGTTCTAGAATGGAAGCTGATAACGGATTCAATATGGGTCGGTCATCAGAGATTTCTAGAGACGAACTTAAGTTTAATAAGTTCACTAACAGACTTCAGAAGAAGTTTGCTAGAGTGTTTACAGATGTCTTAAGAACTCAATTAGTTCTTAAAGAGATAGTAAGTGGTGAAGAGTTTGATAAGTTTAAAGACTTCTTACAATATGACTTCACTGCAGACAATCACTTTACAGAATTGAAGGATCAAGAGATTCTTAAAGAGAGATTAGATGCACTCCAAGCTGCTGGTGAATATGTAGGACAGTATTTCAGTAAAGAATATGTAAGAAAATACATTCTACGACAGACAGAAGAAGACATCGAACAGATCGATGCACAGATTAAGAAGGAAGCTGAGGACGGAGATTCCGGCCAAGGTGATAGCGATGGTTTTTACGACAGTAACGAAGTAGGAGATAAATAATGAGTATAGCTAGAGAAATTGTAGATACAATAGAGAAAGGGGAACTTGCAAATGCAAAAGAACTTATTAATCAAGGTATCAAAGAGAAGGCTGCAGGCGCAGTAGATTTCAAACGAGTTGAAAGTCAAGTTGACTGGATGGATAAAAAGGAAGACTAATGAAGGATGGACTGAAGTCATTTGCACAAATATCAGTAGAACTTGCTGAGGCTAAGGTTAAATTACCTTCAGGTCACAAGGAGATAAAGTCTGATAGCGTGAAAGTGGGTGGGAAACTAACTTCTATAGTCTACACTAGTTATAAAAATAAGGTCTCAGTGTTTGTTAATGGAGAGGATTTCACAGCAGGAACCCCATACAAAGACTTGAAGACTGCAGAAAAAGAATTTAAAGACATTAAAAAGATAATGCAACAAATGAGTGAAGAAACAGGTGTCTCAATAGAGGAAATAGTAAATGAAATTAATATCTGAATTTAACGAGAGTATCACACCAATTATCACTGAGGCAAACGCTCAGGGTAAGAAAGATTACTTCATCGAAGGTGTCTTTATGCAAGCAGACATCAAGAATCGTAATGGTAGAGTCTATCCTAAAGCAATTATGGAGAAGGAAGTAAACCGTTATGTCAAAGAATTTGTTGAGAAGAAAAGAGCATTTGGTGAGTTAGGACATCCTGAAGGGCCGACTATCAATCTCGATAAAGTATCACACATGATCGAATCCCTCGTATTAGATGGTAAGAACTATGTGGGTAAAGCAAAGATTTTAAGTACTCCAAATGGTGAGATTGTCAAAGCTCTTATCAATGATGGTGCGAAACTCGGAGTATCTTCTAGAGGACTTGGTTCACTAGAACAAAAGGGTAATGCACAATATGTTAAAGACGATTTTCAACTAGCAACTGCTGGTGATATCGTTGCCGACCCATCTGCTCCCGAAGCATTTGTTGAAGGAATAATGGAAGGTGTCGAGTGGGTATATCAAAATGGTATCCTTACAGCGGTTCAGTTGGAGTCTATGCAGAATGAACTTAAATCTGCACGACTAAATAAACTTGAAGAAACTAAGTTAAATCTATGGAAAAGGTTCGTTGAGAGTCTATAACATATAAATAAAATAAAGTATCACATAAAGTGATAAAACAGGAGAAAAAAATGGCAGAGTTAGAAAACAACCTAGACACGACTGTAGAGGAAGGTGTACAACCTGATTCTAAAGCGACGAAGGGTGACAAAAAACCAGTCAAACAAGGTTCATCTGATGCCGCTGACATTGGTCAAGGTAATGTTGAGATCGTCAAACCTGAAGAAAATCCTGTTGACAAAGCAGTAGCAGCTCAAAAGAAAGCCGAAAAAGGTGTTCCTTCTAATGAAGGTGACCCTCAGAAGAAAGGTGCTGGGAAAGCTGAAAAGGGTGAAAAGATTAAAGAAGGTAAATCTTCTAAAATGGAATCCATCAAAGCAATCGTCAACAACATGAAGGAAATGACTAAGGAAGAGCTTCAATCTATGTTGGGAACAATATCAGAAGAAGAAGCAGACGAGAGTTTGACTAAAGCAGAAGTTGCGAGAGCAGTTGTTGAATCTTTAAAAACAATGGATGAAGAGAAAGTTACAGAAGTACTTGAATCTTTAACCAAAAAAGAAGAAGAAGACGAAGTTAAAGAAGAGGCCGTTGCTGAAGAAGTAGCGACTGAATTGGAATCTTCTCTTGTTGAAATTGAAATAGATGACGACCTATCAGCAATTTCAGAAGCATTAGACCTATCAGACGAAAATGCTGAAAAGGCTAAAACAATTTTTAAAGCTGCAGTTTCTAGTAAACTTGCAGAAATAAAAGAATCTCTTGATGCTCAGTATCAAGAAGAATTAAAAACTACAGTTGAGTCTGTTAAAGGTGACCTTACGGAAGCAGTTGACAAGTACCTAACATATTGTGCAGATGAGTGGACGAAAGAAAACGAACTCGCAATAGAACGTGGTTTGAGATCAGAAATGACAGAAAACTTTATCGAAGGTTTGAAAACATTGTTCGTAGAACATTATGTTGACGTTCCTGAAGACAAGTATGATGTTATCGATGAACTCGCAAATCGTCTCGAAGAGATGGAAGCTAAACTTGACGGTGAAGTGTCTAATAACATGGCAATCGTTGAAGAGCTTGAAACTCTAAAGAGAGTGAACGTGATTTCGGAAGTATCGAAAGATTTGACTGATTCACAAAAAGAGAAACTATCTTCTTTAGCAGAAGGTGTAGACTACAAAGATGAAGCAGATTTCGCCGAGAAAATTGCAGAAGTCAAAGCAGCCTACTTCCCTGTTGAAGGTGAAAAGGTAGTGGCTGAGACCTTAGTAGTTGAAGGAGCAAATGAATTCAAAGTTGAACAAACAGAGAAATCAGTAGACCCTACAATGACTAAGTACTTATCAGCAATATCAAAACTCCAACCATTAGGTTAGAGTTTAATTTAAAGGAAAAATAAAATGTTTTTATCAGAAAACTTACAAGAAAAGTGGCAGCCGATTCTAGAACACGCCGATCTTCCAAAGATCGAAGACAACTACAAACGCGCCGTTACTGCTGTAATCTTAGAAAACCAAGAGAAAGCTCTTAACGAGCAGAACTTGCAAGAAGCAGCACCTTTAAATGCTACTGGAACAGGCGTTTCTAACTGGGATCCGATTTTGATCTCACTAGTTAGACGTGCTATGCCAAATCTCGTTGCGTACGACATTTGCGGAGTTCAACCAATGACTGGCCCTACAGGATTAATCTTTGCTATGAAAGCAAGATATAATGATTATCCTTCAGGAACAAGACTTACTAAATCAGAAGCTTTATTCAATGAAGCACAAACTGGTTACTCAGATGGGCCAAACCCAACTGCAGACGGAGTCTTAGCAGGACAAGAGGACGATCCATTCGCAGCCTCATCAGCTTATGAAAATGCAACAGGTACAGGTATGACTACCGCCTCTGCAGAAGCATTAGGTGATGTAGAAGCTTCAAACGGATTCGCTCAAATGGGTTTCTCAATTGAGAAAGCTACTGTTACTGCCAAGTCAAGAGCATTAAAAGCAGAATACACTTTAGAATTAGCACAAGACCTTAAAGCAATCCACGGTCTTGATGCAGAATCAGAACTAGCAAATATTCTTTCATCAGAAATATTAGCGGAAATTAACCGTGAAGTAGTTAGAACAGTAAATGTTCAAGCGAAAACTGGAGCAGCTGCTACAGCTACTGCAGGTACTTTCAACTTAGATGTTGATGCAAACGGAAGATGGTCTGTTGAAAAATTCAAAGGTTTATTATTCCAAATCGAAAGAGAGTCAAACCAAATTGCAAAAGATACAAGAAGAGGCAAAGGAAACTTTATCCTATGTTCTTCAGACGTAGCTTCTGCTCTTTCAATGGCTGGCGTATTAGATTACGCACCTGCTCTTTCAACTAGTCTTAACGTAGATGACACAGGCAATACATTTGCTGGTGTTCTAAACGGACGAGTTAAAGTATACATTGATCCATATGCTGGATCAGATTACTTGACAGTAGGCTATAGGGGTTCTAATCCTTATGATGCGGGTATGTTCTATTGCCCATACGTTCCATTACAAATGGTTCGTGCGGTCGGTGAGAATACATTCCAACCAAAAATCGGTTTCAAAACTAGATATGGTATGGTTTCTAATCCTTTCGTAGGTGCTACACCTGCTGACGGAATGGCAACTGCTGGAACGAATACTTACTACAGAAAAATGTTGGTTTCTAACATTCTGTAAATCAAAGTTTTAATTAACTTTAGAAAAGGTCTCTCACGAGACCTTTTTTTTGCCTTGAATAAGGTGTTTTAGAAGTCGCCGTCAGCAACTTGGATGACATTGAGACCTCTTTGTCTCCACATCTCAACAACAGAGTTTCTATCGTCAAAGACCATGTCAATCTTACCAACATGTTCTTCAAACAAATCTGCAACTTCAGTCTTGAATACTGCATCAGTCCTAAAGTCATCGTTCTTTCTCAAGAACAAGTCACATGAATCAATACCCATCCACTCTTTAATTTGAGTTTCAGTGATATCTCTTTCAGACTCATTCCTTGCAGAGAAGAATACTACTCTATCCCCTTGTGCAATGAACCTTTTTGCGATATCACATACCCATTGGTTGGGAGTGTCGTTTACGGTTTCTGCTTTAAATGAAGGCCAATCAGCTGGAGTGTTTTCTACGAAATGTCTCCTATGTTGCATATCAGCGATAGTTCCATCAATGTCGAATATTATGTTTTTTCTTTCTATTTCCATACTACTATAATAACAGAAAGTACCAGTCATTGTCAAGTTGTTATTTCAAATGACCTAAATACTATTGTAACATTAAGTTACATGACACACACACAGGAGAAAACTATGTCAAACACACCGAAATCGGGCTTCGAAATCCGAGCCGACTTACTAAATCAATCACAAGGAATTTTGGAAGGAAACTACCAAAGAGAGGTTGACGCTATACACACACACAATGACTCGTTCCCCAACGATAAGAAACCCTTACCGCTAAGAGAGATCATGGGTGAAGAAGTTATTGCAGTTGCTAGACAACTCAATGAGTTTGTTACAGAAAAGTAGGACATAAAGTATTGTGGGGGTATAACACCCCCCATTTTACCTAAATAAAAAGAAACATTATGAAAGAATACAGAAAACAAGTGAGTGTCTTGGAAGGGCCTTGGGAAAAAGCAACTTTTCCTGAAGGTGAAGAACCCACAAACGTCATCTCAGTAGAGACAATAACCACCTTCATGCAAGATGGTTATCTATGTGAAAGAACTAATAGAAGAGACTACAGAGAGCTCCGTGGGGTATCAGACTACCATGACACCTCATCACACAAAAGGATAATAAAAGTACATGGCTGAAACAACGATAAACAAGTCTATACTGAATAAGAACAATTTTCGTCTATTAATAGACAAGGTTCCTACAGTAGAATACTATGTGCAATCCGTGAATATTCCCGGCTTATCATTTACCGAAACTATTGCAAATACAGGTGTTGGATTAGATGCCTTCTATCCCGGCGATAAGGTGTCGTTTGAGACACTTAATGTATCATTCTTGGTTGATGAAGACCTACAGAATTACAAAGAGATATATGACTGGATGAATGCAATCGTTCCCATCAATGACCCTGCGAGTTATGGAATCCTTACAGGTTCAAAGAAGACCGTCACACAGGTTAGCGCAGGGGCAACAGATGATCTTGCTCAGTCCACCCAAATTACACTAGTTACGAACACTAACAAAAACATTGCAAATAAGTATTTCAGATTCCATGATGCATTCCCAATCTCATTGGGTTCACTGGAATTACAGTCAGGTTCAGAAACAGAGCCTGTTACATGTGAAGTACAGTTTAGATTTACATATTACGAACTAGCTGACAAATCTTAAATACCCTAGTCACATAGGGGTTTATATGGTATAATTATAGTATGAACTTAGATGAAATTAAAGCCCTGTGGGCAATAGATTGTGAAATTGATGATATCGAACTAGATAGTGCATCTCTTGAAGTCCCCAAACTACACGCAAAATACCTAGACCTTCTTACCAGTAAGATGCTCTTGTCTAAACAATATCAAATGAAATATGACACACTACTTAGAGATAAGTGGATGTGGTATAATGGTAAGTTTAGTAAAGACGAACTGAAAGCACTAGGTTGGGAACAATTCGATTTGAAAATCATGAAAGCAGATTTACATTATGTTTTTAATGCAGACAAAGACCTACAAGAACTAAAAGCAAAACAAGAATATATAAAAATAACTATCGACTATCTGAAAGATTGTATGCAGAATATCACTTGGAGACACCAAACGATAAAGAATACAATTGATTGGAGAAAATTCATGGCAGGTAACTAAATGATTCTAGAAAACTATATATGGCAAGCACCTGAGTTCTTTTCCCCACAGGAAATTGCTGACATGCATCATGCAGCTAATAAATTACAGTTTATGACTGGTCAAATTGGTGCTAGTACAGGTGATAAGGATGCAGAAGATAAGGGTGGAGATGAAAACCTAGAGATTCGTAGTTCTCAAGTAAAGTGGTTTGATATTCCTTCAGGACAGATGCCCACACATCTATACAATAAGATTATATCAGCAGTGGACATGGCTAATGCAGATGCACGGTGGAATCATCAATGGGATTATATGGAAAATCCTCAATACACTATCTACAACGAACAACCCCATAGGAAGGGGGACTTTTACACTTGGCATACTGATGCGGGCCCGATTCCTTATGCAAACGGTAGTCATAGAAAACTCAGTATGTCTATCCAATTGAACACCGCTGATGAATATGAGGGTGGACATTTTCAGTGGTTGGAACCCCAACGAGAATTTGATAAGATGAAGACCACTGCTTTTGGAATGGAAGGATTAAGTCCCTCTATAGATATGAATGAATCTATCAGAACACTACCCTTTTCCATGAGAGAGATTGGAAGTGTTATTGTGTTCCCATCCTTTCTATATCATCAGGTAACCCCAATATTAAGTGGTACTCGTAAATCACTAGTTGCATGGTTTACTGGTAGACCTTATGTCTGATATTGTCACTGTCTCTAAAGTAGACGAGTGTTTTTTAAAGGTCAATTGTGATGATGGACTTGCAAAAGAGCTCTCGGAATTCTTTTCGTTTAAAGTTCCCAATGCAAAATTCATGCCCTCATATAAGAACAGATTTTGGGATGGTAAGGTATACCTGTTCTCTGTTAAGACACACAAAATTTACATTGGACTCCTTCCTTACATACATGAGTTTTGTGAAGAGAGAGGATTTGAGTTTAAGGGGTGGAAAGATGTTGTCGGATACAAACATAAGAAAGATATAACCAAGAATGGTGAGTTGGAAAGTTGGGGGTTACCTTTTGCTCCTAGAGATTATCAGTTAGAAGCCTTTAATACTGCAATAGAATATGGTAGACAATTATTGTTGTCACCAACTGCAAGTGGTAAGTCTCTTATCATCTACATGTTGTGTCGGTACTACGACACTAAGACCGTTATTATTGTTCCCACCACTTCACTGGTAGAACAGATGACCAAGGATTTCAAAGACTACGGATACGATCAACCAATTTGTAAAATTTACCATGGTCAAGAAGTGTTCGATGCACCCATTACCATTACCACATGGCAATCGTTCTCTAAAGCTCCAAAGAAGACCCTAGAATCGTTTGATATGGTGGTAGGTGACGAAGCACATCTATTTAAAGCAAATGTACTGAAAGGTATTCTAGAGAAGATGAAGAATACCGCATTACGGTTCGGGACTACTGGTACACTGGACGGAACAGAAATACATAGACTTCAGTTAGAAGGATTGTTCGGGCCGTTAAAAAAGGTTATCACCACTGCAGAGTTAATGGAAGATGGAACTATTGCAGACTTAAGTATTGATGTTATAGTTCTTAAACATAAGAAAGTAAAACTCGTGAACTACCAAGAGGAAATGGACTACCTCGTATCAAATGATAGTAGGAACGAATTTATA